CCTGGCTGCTCTGGTACAGCAAAAAGTAAAAAAATCACTTGGCTGCCGCTGCCAGGTCCATAAAAATATTTTATACTTTCCTGACTTTTAGACTTGACTTTCCTAGAACAAGGGCGTATTGTGCGCTATGTAAGTGAGAAACTCTCTCTTACCGAAAGGAAAAGACACAATGACAAACAATGTCAAAGGTGTTGTAGATACAGTAGTGGCAATTCGCACTACTACTACAACCATTAAGAACGATACAAAAGTAATCGCTCTTGATGAAACTAATGCTAAAGAACTTCTAGCGAAGTTTGAGGCAAACAAGGCAGACAAGGCAACCTTAGAAGCCCAATACAAAGAACTACAAGCCGAAATCTATTCACTTCTTGGATACAAGAAGGTTGGCGACAAATGGATTGGTGTCGCAGATGAAGGCACTATTGACGGAGTTTCCGTTATCAAAGTAGGAACACAAACTCGCACAAACTTTGATAAAGAAAAGTTCTTACAGGAAAATCCTGAACTTCTACCACTAGTTGAGGCTTTCACTTCACAAAGCACCAACACAATTCTAAAGACAACTCGGTAATGCCTAAAACTAAAAAGAAGCCCCCGCTAACTGCGGGGGTTTCCCAACAAAGGGGAAAAATGACAACAAAGACACTAACAATAGGTGAAGCAGTAAAATCTATGAACTTTCTTGCCACTAACTTTATGGAAACAAACGAGTTAGATAGAGAAGCGTTAGAGGTATCTAGTAAAGCAATAAGTAAAAATCTACTTCTTCGTGATTACTTTATGGGTATGCCGAAAGACTTCGGATTACCTTTTATGACTTCTCTATGTAAAAAAATGATAAGTGAGGTAGATAGTTCAGAACTTCTTGACCTATACGCAATTTATTCAGCGTTCTTATATGAGGGTGGAGAAAGCGAACTTGCTTTAGATAACCTAAATAAAGCGTCAGAGATAAACAATAAGCACCCACTAACAGAACTGTTGGTTCGTGTTTATGAGCACGCTTGGGAAGCAAGTAGTTTCTCTGAGATGAGAAGCGATATCCATAGCAAAGTTATTGCTGAAGCAAAGAAATACGCAAAAGACGAAATCTAAAACAAAAGGAGAAGCCCCGCCAAGTGCGGGGTTTTTCTTTATGCGGTGGTAGCAAAAAGTAAAAATTTACCAAGATGCCTAGTGCGACACGACTAAGAACAACTTGCCAAAGTAGGACATGTCTGTTAGTATTTGCTTTATGGAAATAAGCACTGATAAATATGTTGTAGGTAGTCCTGTTATGCCTGGGTCTCCTGCGGAAAAACAGGCGATGGAATATTTATCAACTCAGATTTTTGAGGAACACTCTCAAACACTTCACCCTGACTTAGTTCCATATTTAGATGAACACCCTGAATTAGAAATAATACTGCGCCACCCTTTGGTTTATCAAGTTCCTCTATGGTCAAATGGAAGTGCTAATAAGATATATGAACATAAGAAAAAAGAGATAAAAAGAGTTCTTTTAGAAAAAGATTATACAACTTATGTTTGGCTTCATGAAAGACCTCATAGGCTTACGGCTTTTGAGGAAATTAGTGATGAATTAACTGATGTAAATTATTGGAAACTTGTATCAAGTATTTGGACAGATACAGAAAATAGTTATGCGGACTACAAAAAATGGAGGTCTTTATTTTCTTCCAAGCGTAGTTCTAAACACTATTTAATGGACGAAAAAGAAGATCAACTATTGCGCTCACTTCCCGACGAGGTGGTTATTTACAGGGGTTGTCAGAAAAACTTAAATGAAAATGGTTTATCATGGAGTTTAGATAAATCTACGGCAGAATTTTTTGCTAATCGCTTTAATCAAAAAGGAATTATTTTAGAAAAAAAGATTTCTAAGAAAGATATTATTGCGGTATTTATTGGGCGTGGCGAGGCTGAAGTAATTTTTAACGACACGAGTATTGAGTAGTTTGACTTATTGAATAAAGTATGTAATAATATAGATATCAGGGAAAGGGGAAACAAATGAACTCTGAGGTATTAGAACTAAAGTTAAACGAAGAGGAAGCGGGCTTCGTAAATATGGGTTTGGCATTGCTATTAGAAATGCTTGGCTCTGATATAGATGGCTGGAAAAATAAAAAGGATACTTCTATGGATAAATTATTCTTTCTAATGGATACCAAAATTGGAGTTGCTAACCTTTGGCGCAAGGTGCTTATCACCGCTGGGGCTGACCCCGAAACAATTGCTGAACATTTAAGAGAGCAGGAGTAATCATGGCTGGGCACATTACAGTTAGAGAGTTGATTGACAACTTGATGAAGGTAGAGAATTTAGACTCGCCTGTTATCTATCAGTATTATATTGGCGAACACTTTGAGGTTTCGGATAAAGTATTTGCTGAAGTTGCTAACGAGTATGAGTCTGTAATTCCATGTCTAACAAATTCTTACGACATGATTTATCAGACAGTTAAGGAAAGGGTGTAATAACTATGATTAAAGAAGTAGAGTTGGAATACACAGTAGATACTCTTGCTAAGTTGGTAAGAGATAACTACGGAAAGAACGCTGTTGAGTATCTAGTTGGTAGATTAACTAGTGTGATAACTGAGAAACAACTCAAGGCTTTGATTGACTATGAAAAGGGAATAGATGGATAACATACTTCCAAGCCGAACAGTAATGTTTGTTGGTGATTTTTTTACGCTAATGACTACTGTAGTCTTAGATGAGAAACTAAGAAATGAGGGCGAAGTAGATAATGACTTTGCGGTTCGTGTTGCGTCTGTATTCATGAACGAATACTACGGCTTTGATGTAGCGTCAGTTGCTAATAGTATTGGGGTTGTAGATGAAGAAGGGGTAGAAGTATGAGCGAAACAAAACAAAGCATATCAATAAGGTCGCAAACAAAGGCACAATTAACAAGACCTGCTAAAGACGAATACGACAGATTTGGAAAACTTTCTAAGAAAGAAAGGATACTTGAAATGATTAAGTATCACACAGAATTTTTGATTGCGGACAACTTTGACAAGAAGAGAAGCAGGTATCACATAATAAAATTAGAAATCTTAAAAGTGATGTTAGAAGAGGAGATGAAAATAAAAGATGATTAAGACTTCCATAGACTTGTTTGATGAAACCTGTAATGCCGTTTCTAGAGGAGAACTAGACAAACAACTAGTTCCCCTTAAAAAACTTATAGAGGAGCGATTAAGTATCGTGAGGGCAGATGCGGATATAAAGGATTTTGTAGTTGGAGATAGGATTGTTCTAAATAGTAGTTGCGGAACTAAGTCTTTGATAGGAGATGAGGGAACTGTGGTTGCTATTAGGAGAAGTAAAATCACTATTACTTTTGATAAACCTAAAGGTAGGTTCGCTAGAACAAACTCGAAGGGGGAGATTTACTCTGCCAATGCCGTAGTCCCTATATCCATAGTTGATAAGATTTAAGAGCACCTGAGCAAATAAAAAGTAAAAAATCAGGCTAAACTAATTCTCACCTTGGGTAGCGGTTAATCCCCTTTTCCGTCCCGAGTTGAGAGCAGAAAACACCCCTTCTTGCTCCGCCGACCCCCCACCGATCTGGGGGGTTTGGTGTTTAATCCAACAAAATCACCCTTTCGAGAGTAGGGTATTTTTTAACCATGGAGATTGTAGATAAGTATTACCACTCAAATGGTTCTGCCGTTCCCTTTATTGCCGCCCTTGTTGATGATCCCGCTGATGGAGATACAAAAATTGTTATCATGTTTGACGAGAGGGACTTTACTGCTGTTCTTTCGCTAGACTCTCTACTTAGAGATGAAGATATTTCTGCAAGAAACAATGGATATCACGGAGATAAGTATGAAAAACTTAGAGAAGACTTGTGGGACGGGTTTTTAGACTAAGCAAAAAGTAAAAAACAATTGGGGAAAAGACTATGACAACTATTGCAGCGATACAGGGAGAGAACTGGGCTGCCATAGGGTATGACGCAAGACTGACTGAAGACAATAGCAAGATCTATACGCTGCCTAAAGACAATGGAAAAGTAAATAGAAACGGTCCATACTTAATTGGCGCGGCTGGAGATATGCGTGCCATTAACATACTTACACATGTTTTTAAGCCACCTGCCATAAATCCAAACCTTTACGGGGCAAAGTTAGACAAGTTTATCTCCTCAGTCTTTATCCAAGATATGAAACACTGCTTCGAGGAAAACTCTTACAGCAAAGATGGAGAGCATGACTCTCAAGTAATGGTTGCGGTTAATGGAACTATCTACGAAATTGGTGATGACTATTCTTGGGCACATGATGAAACAGGCGTATATGCCATAGGTTCTGGTGGTGGATACGCAATGGGAGCAATGCTGGCAAGCCTAGACAGCAAAAAGAAAACCTTAGGCACAGCCAAGAATGTTATTAGACAAGCAATAACTATCGCTGCCAAGTTAGATCCAAGCACAGGGCTGCCGATCAATATTGCGGTACAGCACTTCGGATCTTAAAAAGTTGTTTCGATCTGACTCAACTGACACCTGAAGATATATTTTTTTACTTTTTGCTAGGAAGAAACACCAGAGCAACATACTTGCCAACAACTTATTAACATGATAGTATCTGTATTGAAAGAGGGGGAAATAAAATGGCGAACTTCGACCTAGTAAAAGAAAGAGTTGGCGATGCTAAGGCTATCGCTTGGGATAGTTGCCACAAGATTTACTTGCTAATGGACGATGAGCAGGTAGAAACAATGCGTGGCTACGAGTATGACCCACTAATTAGAAGCACATATTGCACACCTGAAGAAATGCTAACAACCTTGCAAAACTGGTATTCAAATTCTTGCGGGCTTAGATTTATTCAAGCGGTTACTACTAACCACATAGATCCAAACGCTGGCTTCGAAATCCTAATAGGACAGGGTGAACATGAAGAATACGAGGGGAACTAATGATAAATCTACTAACAATAAAGTGCGTAGAGTGCTCACAAACAATGACTCGTGAGGAATACGCCTACGGACACGACTGCGAATCTGCCTAACATAAAATCAAACTAACTCCTTGCCTTACGGCAGGGAGTTTTTTTATTGTAAAAACCTTTACATTTTTTTCGTCTAGGCGGTATGCAGATCCAAAAGTTGTTTGTAAATCTGGACTGACAACAGCATGGTCATAGCAAAAAGTAAAAAAATACAGCAGCCTGGCTATTTGCCGCTGCGTAAGTTGTTTGTAGATTTCAAAGCGGGCTCAAAGTGAGCGTAGGAAGTCAGCGCTTTTTCTGAAGGTCAACTATGGAAATTGTTGCCTTCTTGACAAAAAGTCAGGAAGGTGCTAATCTTACGAAACAAGGTAGGAGAAAGGGGGACTCAATGAGAGGCTTACCTGATAGTGCGATAGTAGGAACTTATGGTCGTATTAAACACATGAGGCACAAAAGACGCCGTAGTGCTAAGGAGTATCAAGCAACTGCTGATTTCTTAAACAATATAATAAACAAGGCAATACAAAAACAATTAGATAAAAAAAGTAATTTGACAAAAGTCTAATTATTTACTAAAATACAAAAAGAAAGGGGGGAACTAAATGTTTTCTTTACAAGATGAAGCAATAGAACTATTAGAAACAAAAATAGCACCACGCTCTTATACGATTGACTATCCAAAAGAGTTATGGTCAGAGGTTCTTCCCGGCTTATGGCAGGGTGGAACTGATGATGATGACATACACGACCAACTAGCAACTCCAGCAATTACTAAGAAGGATTTTGATTTGGTAATTACGGCATACGCTTGGGCTAATCCTGTTGATTGGTTTGTCAAAGAAATCCGTTTCGGATTTTATGACAGCGACATGGCAGACTTTGACCCAAATGACCTACAAGGAATTGTTCGCATGGCACATGAGGATTGGAAGCGTGGTCAGCGTGTCTTAATTCGTTGCCAAGCAGGTATGAACCGCTCAGGTTTAATCATGGCTCTAGTTCTTATTCGTGAAGGTTATACGGCAGATGAAGCCATTAACTTGATTAGAACCAAGAGAAGCAAGCACGCCCTATTTAATGGTCGCTTTGAGAAGTGGCTTAAAGAGGCAAGCGTTGAGGCTTGGAGAAACTAATAGGCGACACGCCGAAAGTCAGGAAGGTTGATTTTGTCAGGAAAGTCTGTATAATTATCTTATTGGCAAATTGTCAATAGGACTAAGGGGACCTAAATGAAAACGAAGGCAAAGTATATTAGACGCAGAGTGGTAGTAGCACTTGTGGTAGTTGGTCTTATTGTTTGGGCTAACAACGCAACTACACCTGATATGTGTAAAGTGCCGACAGAGCAGATGAACCAATTCTGCCTAGATTTGCTCTATCCGTGAATATAGAGCCAAAGAAATTTCAACCGGGTGTAGCGGCACAAAGTTTTGCAAGGGTAGAACTAATCAAGCGCCACCGTGCTGAATATGATGAAATATACCGAGCAAAAATGATTGAGTTAGGTGGCACTCCAAAGCCGACTACTCAAGAAAAGATAGAACTGTTAAAACAAGAAATAGAAAAATTGCAGTCAGAAATGAAGGCAAACTAATGTCTGATACGCATAATCACCTTGAAAAACTAACTGAGAAATGGAACGAAGTTCCTAACTGGACAGTTCTTGAGTCTTGGAAAGGGAAAGGGAAAGAAAGTAATAAGTTCTATTTTAAGATTTATGAAGATAGAACAGGAGAGCATGCACCGTTCTATTGCTTAGAGGAAAACAAAGAAAGTAGGACTTTTATCTACTGCGCCACGAGGAAAAAAGACAGAGAAGGGTATATCTTTCACCTAGAGGAAATAGATATAGCCCCACAACTAGTAGGAAGTGAGAAATAATATGATACTTGACACGGGAACAATGGTCGCTATTATTATTGCGCTTGCTTGTTCATGCTTTGTAATGGTGCTCTCTATCGTAAAGTATGGTGCTTTATTTAGAGAGAACCAAGAACTAACCGAGAAACTACAGAAGGGTAAAAAGTAAAAATGGAACAATTTCCAGAGTGCAACACCTTCAGATGTCAGTTCGAGTGGATTGATTTATCTAGCAACTTCTTTGATATCTCTGTTTATACTCCCGCGGCACTTGTAGTGTTGTTTGGAGTCCTGATTTACAGAGCAGTTAAGAGAAAACAGGGATCTGGTTTTAATGGCAAAAAGTAAAAAACTAGAAAGTCAGGCTGCAGAACTGTATACATCTGGTCTGGCTATCGATAGTGTTGCGGCTGAACTAGGAGTTTGTTATAGAACTGCTAGGAAGGCTATCCGTAATGGTGGAGTGCAATTAAGAGATCCTTCTTCTCGTTTGAGAGGTCGGACTAAACCTAACAAAACGAAGGGCAAGAAATGAATAACTTAAACATAGTATGGACTGCCGTAGGAACAATAGTCTTAGGACTTGCGACCCTACTGTCAGCATGGCAGGGTGATATGACTTATGTAGTGGCATTTGGTCTTTTATCAATTGCTTCTGCTACTTTGGCTAGTCGAGAGAAGTAAGCCAAAAAGATAGGTTTAACAAGAGCCCCCTAGAAATGGTTGCTACTAGGGGGTTTTTTGCTGTATCGGCGTGTCTTTGACTATTTGTCAGGAAGGTGATACTATTTGACCTAAAGGGGGATATTTAGATGAAAACGATCAAAAAGCAAATCATTTACATTTCTTGCTGGAAATGTGGCAAATCTATGGCTGTAGCGGAGATTGACTACCGAAATGGGCTCATTTGCGAGAGTTGCTGACCCAAAACCTGACTTTCCTGCACTATTTATGGTAATCTAATACCTATAAAGACCGAACGACTTACGGACGCATTAGAAAGGTAGTTGTAATACCTGTCTCCCCAAAGCGGGTGGCACGGGTTGGCTAGTTAAGCAACCTTGTCTCTGTCCCCTAACAAAGGAAAATCAATGCACAAACCCAGTAATAGAGTTGTCGAACAAATAGCAAGCATACTAATTGCGGTGATGTTTGTTTCGATCTTCTCTACTTATATTCAGTCATCTGTTGCACAGCAAGCAATACAAACAAAAGATGCAGTAAAAATCCAGATTGACAAAGAAATAGAAGAGCATAAAGTAAAAATTAAGACTCTAGAGTTAAAGAAGTTCTCTCAACAGAAGGGTTCTTTCTCTGACGAAGAGTTAGTCAAGATGTTAAGCGCAGTTGGGTTCGAAGGTAAGGCACTCAAAGTAGCGTGGGCAGTTGTGAAGAAAGAATCAAATGGACGCCCCCTAGCCTTTAATGGCAATGTTAAAACAGGAGATAACTCATACGGCATATTCCAAATCAACATGATTGGTGGATTAGGCGTAGCACGGCGTGATAAGTTTGGTCTTGACTCTAATAAAGACTTATTCGACCCAGTTGTTAATGCCCAGATTGCTTACTACATGAGCAACGAAGGAAGCGATTGGTCATCATGGGGGGTAGGTAAGTTCCCTTATAATGGTGATACCGACCAAGCCATGTATAACTTATGGATTACCAAGTTCCCAGAAGGAGCAATCTAGTGAGCGATGAATTAAATCAAGAAGCCCCACTCAGTTGGGAAGCACCTGCCGAGGCTGAAGCCCCTGCGGTTGTTGAAGTTGTTTATACTCCACCAGAGCCAGAGCCAGAGCCAGAGCCAGTTGTAGTTCCAGAGCCAGAGCCAGTTGTTGAAGTTGTTGCTACTCCAGAGCCTGCGGCTGAAGTTGAAACACCTGCGGCTGAAGAAGCAAAAAGTAAAAAATTTACAACAGCAGCCAGTTATCAAGATGGAGAAGTTGTTGTCTTGTCTAAGTTAATTCTTAGCAACAAAGAAAGAAACTCTAGGTCAGTTGCTTTAGTTCAAGAGCAATTGATATCAAAAGGATATGCCGATGCCGATATAGATAAACGAGGTTGGTATAAGGAAAATACCCATAAGGCATTATTAGAGTTCTGCGGTAGTGAAGGTATTAACCAAGCCACATTAAAGAAGTTGTTTGCTAATACAAAGGTAGCAATAGCCTACTAGAATTAAAAAAGCCCCCCTATGCGGGGGGCTTTTATCAAGCCTTTTTAGGCTAGAGATAAGGCTGTTTTTGGGTGATTGAGAACAATAGCCAAGATTTCCTCAGCGTTTAGCATACGGGCTTCCTTGCCGTAGCCTTCCTCCATAACAATAACCTCAGAGATGGGTGCGGTGGTGTCAAGTAGTAATTCTCTAACCTGTGCGGTGGTATCTACTACAAAGTTGTAGTGGTGTCCTTCTGTTGTGATACTCACTCCATGTTGTGTCATTTGTTTCCCTTTCGTATTCCTAAGCACCCCTTGTGCTTATAAGCATAAAGATATTACACATATTTTTAGTTGTCAAGTATCTAATATAGGCGTGTCTTAATCAGGCAAATATTCTAAGAATATCTAGAGTAAAGGTTGATAGTTAGACTTAAAGGCAAGAGCAGTCAAACCATAAACATTGGCTTTGGTGCATTCAACATTAGAACAATTTTTTTAGTTGTGAAACATCTAAGCCCTGATATATCTAGGCTAACCAAACTTGATCCACCTTGACTCAACCTTGACTACAAGCCTATACCTATAGAACAATACTAAACATAGATATAAAAAATAAAAGTATTTCTTGCCTTAAAACCTAAAAAAGTAAAAAAGCCTAGTGTCATTAAAAAACTTTCCGGAAACGATTTAGAAAATGTCGAAATGCATGCAGAGCCTTCTCACAGGCCAAAAGCAAATAATGGAAACCTTCATATTTTTGTCTTTTCGTCCAATAAGCAATGCCCTCTTCCTGTACGACATTTAAAAACAATGTAAAATAAAGGAGTGAAAAACAAACCAAAACTACCTAAAGAAGAGATTAAGTTTTTACTCTCTCTTTCCCAAGATGCCTTTACTGCTCGCCTTCGCTCCCTCTGGGAAGCAGGCTGGTCACTTGGGATTATCGCTGAGTCTTTTACTCCGCCTAGACCAAAATCAACTGTTCATTTCTGGGTTAAAAATGCTACTCAGCAGGAACAAATAAAACCTATCCCAGAAACTCCATCCAAGTCTTTAACGGTTCTTTCCCCTATTGCTGATACGCCTAGACTTCGTTCTATATCTCTTGGTGTACCTCCTGAGATTAGAGCACGTTTAAAACACCTTTCTAGCCTTTCTAGACGCTATAGATCAAAGAGCGCAGCAAATAGTGAACCAGCCTTAGCAAATGTTGCTTTAACTGAACTTGCAAGGAGTCTGCATAATCAAGGAGTTTCAACCGCCGCTATCGCTGAATCCGCTGGCGTTACATATCGAGCCATGGCTAGAAGAATAAGCAATGGCTAAAACATATAAGAACTCTTCTGGAACATACTTAGATAAAGACCTAGTTGTTGCCATATGGCTAAACCCAGAGAAGCAAGGTGCTAGACCAAACGCTAGACGTCTAGAAACAATTACTTCCAAGGAATCTCCTAATCCAATTGCTTTTCCATTAAATCTTCTTAAGAAAAATAAAGTCTGGGCTCTATGCCCCGTTGTAGTTAAAGTAGAGGACATAGATGTATGGTTAACTCCTAAAGGTGCTTCCAGAGAAAAACCTCTTCTAGTACCTCTAACAATCGCTAAATCATATTTCGGCTGGGAAGATTTTCACATACCTTCCGAGTATAAGGAGGTTGTGTGAACGTGGTAGCTGATGTATTTCCAGCGATGGTCGCCTTAGCCTTACCAGGATCTTTAGAGGATATAAATGAACTTCTACCTAAGGGCGCATCTCCTGCAGGCACTAGGCATGTAGATAGATGTAGAGCAATCTTGCTGAATAATAAACTCTTAATTGCTGTAGATACCCCTACAGGAGCCAATGTAGTCTTCAATGAAACTTATGTTTCTCATAGCAAAATAGATAGAGTCCATAGGGTTACCACCGAGTCTGGAAAACTTATTGCATTTACTAAAGACGATAACTGCGGATGTGGCTCTAGGCTTAGGTCTTGGAACCCATACGGGTCAATAATTACTGTTGGAGGGGAAGAGTAAATGGATAACTTATTTGAGTTATCAGTGGCTGGTCTTGCGACCTATAGAATAGCAAGGCTTATTGTTAAAGACGAGATATTCTCTAAATTAAGAAATGCAATTTGGAAAAAGTTTCCTCCAGAGAGATCTAAGTTTGGTTATCTATTTACCTGTATGTGGTGTACTGCAATTTGGGTCGCATCACTACTTGAAATATCACGTATCATTATCCCTAATGTAGTACATCCAGTAGAGGTTGTTCTAGCAATCTCTGCTATTGCTGGTTTGTTGGCTGCGTATGAAGAAAAGTGATAGTTCTTCTACTCCGCCACAGAGACGAGGAGTTTCAAGGGTGAGTGTTTTTAAACACCAAGAGCCGATAGAGCCTACCCCTATTGTTGCGTCTGAAATTGCTCCAAAGAAAATTAGAAAAAGAAAAAAGTCTACTACTCGTTCAACTCAGATAGTTAGAAACATTAAACCAAAACTTACAGGCGCTGCTGGAATATTTATTTCCTCTAATGCTCAATCAGTTTCCTACTCAACACCTAGAACTTTAACTGCTGCTGCAGTACAAATTAAAATTAATGATAAAGGCGAGTTTGAACAATTCAAACAACGTCGCTCTGCTGGATCTAGCGCATGGCAATCCGAAGCGTGGGAATATTATGATGCCATCGGAGAAATCAAATACGCATTTAACTTAGTTGCCTCCGTTGTTTCTCGTATTCGTATTTACGCTGCTGCTGTTGACAACGCTGCAGAAGCACCAGCACCAGTTGCGCTATCTAGTGTTATTGATCCACGTTTAGCAGCGGCAGCCGAGCGAGCACTTGCTCGTTTAGATTCCGCGTACGGTGGACAAGCAGGACTTCTTCGCGATGCTGCATTAAACATTTCAGTTGCTGGTGAATGTTACTTAGTTCAAATGCCAGAACGTGCTGGTTCAGGAATTCCAGAGTCTTGGGATATTAAATCCGTAGATGAGATTATGACTGACACTCGTGGTGGATTTAATGTTGTTGGTCGTAGAGAACAAAGTATTGGTGGAAATATGACAGCCAATAATAAACTTTCTAAGAGTGCATTTGTAGGACGCATTTGGCGTTCACATCCTCGTTACTCAGATGAAGCAGATTCATCTCTTCGTGGCTTACTAGATCTTTGCGCAGAACTTTTACTTCTTAATAGAACATTCCGTGCTACAGCACGTTCACGTCTAAACGCTGGTGCACTTTATTTACCAGACGGCTTGTCAGTTGCAGCAGGTGGCGACCCAGATTATCCATATGACACAGATAGCGAAGCAAACCCAGGATTTACTGCAGAAGAAGCAGAGGATGAGTTTGAAGAACAATTAATTGACGCTATGACAACTCCTATTCGTGATGAGGAGTCTGCTAGCGCAGTAGTTCCACTTATTATTCGCGGTCCTGCCGAACTTGGCGACAAGATTAAACAATTTAAGTTTGAGCGTTCATTTGATCCAGCACTTGCTTCTCGCGCCGACAGAGTGTTAGAGCGAATCCTTCAAGGACTAGATGTTCCTAAGGATGTTGTTACTGGTCTAGCAAACGTTAAGTATTCAAATGCACTTCAAATCGATGAGTCACTATATAAGGCACATA